TCATACCTCCTCAAGGCTCGCCACCGCTACCCAGCTCGATATATCGCCGAGCAGGGCTTCTTTGACGCCTTTGTTTGTCTGTATCTTGCTTACCTTGTGCTTTGTCGGTGCAAGCTGAGCGGACGGGACCGCTTTTCCGCGCGCTGAGGTACAGCCGCCGTAAACAGCGCCTTTCTTGATGGTCACTGTGCTACCGACTGCAACACCTTTCTTTGCCGTCGATACTACTGTTATATCTTTGGTATGCACCCAGCTGCTGATCTCCTTGAGCAGAGCTTTACCGTCCTGCACCTTGCTTACGGTGTATTTGCGCAGCTTCACCCAAGTAGGTACGCGCTGTCCCGTGGCATAGTTCGTGCCGGTTATCTTTACCTTATCTCCGACCTTTATGCCGCCGCCCGGTTTCGAGGTCGATTCTGACGGCTTCTGTGCCGCTGTAGTGCTGTTGTAACTTATCCAAGGACATTTGCCCCAATGCACCCAGGGACGGCTTTTAAGCGCGGTTCTGACGACGCCACCGCCGCATGAGACGGTACACTCGATAACATAGCCATTGCCCTCATACACACCCACATGACCATCCATGAAAACGAGGACGCCGGGGATCTCTGGCATCTTATTTATGTTGCCGTGTTCGGTACATTTTGAGAGCATGCCGTTTGCCGACACATCCTGCGCGGCGTTATATTTCGGCGCGGCTGTAGCGCTGTCGCTCCACAGGTAGCCTTTTATCAAACCGACACAATCGTGCACGCGCTTGCCGATATCTTTCTTGCACGCCGCATATCTGGCGCTTGTATAAAAAGACGGATACTGCTTGCGCTTCGAGTCAAGCAGCGTCTGTGTGCCGACCTGCCCAAAGGTGCCGTACCAATACGGATTGCCGATGTTCGCTTTTGCGTATGCCACGAGCCCTGTATTAGTCTTTGCCATTTTCAGCACCCTCCTTTTTCTTAAGCTGCTTATTGATTTCCGCAACCGCCGCTTCGATAAGCATGTCCATCTCGATATCAGATATTGATATGCCTTTCTCATTGAGCATTTCAACGATATTTTCCTTGACCTTCGCAAGCTTTTCTTCGCCGTGTAAATCTTTATACAGCTGCTCCGCTGCGTTGACACAAGTTTTCACGACCGACTCTTTAGTCTTGTCGGCGGAAAGCTTCGAAAGAATCTGCTTTATCGCGATTCCGATGAAGCCGAGCACCGCCGTTAAAACGGTGTAGATCAATGTCATACCGTACTCCGACCAAAATTCTGCAAACATAAATGTGACCTCCTTATTTTTCGCTCATACGGCTCTCCAAGCCGTCTATCCGATGGTGTGCTTGTTTCGCGGACGATTCAACAGAACTCAGTCTTTCAACGACTTCCCTTATGCTGTCATCCTGCTTTTCCTGCTTTCGTTTGATGTCATCGACGCCGCTTTTTATGTACCCCAGCTCCGTCAAAACAACACCGTCTTTCTTGCCTTCGTCGCGGTTGTCGCCTTTGTTGTTCCGCTTATAGGCTTGATACCCAAAGATAATGGCGCAAACCGTCCCGCATGCACCTATTGCGGCTAAAAAAACTTCCCACACACTCATCCCGTCACCTCCTCGAAGTAAATGCCCACAAGCTGCGACGGCAGATAGTGCATGACCGTGCCCTCGCCGCCGCTGTCGTCTCTTGTGCATCTGTAAATTTTGCCGCCGTCGATATAGTACTTGTCTTTAAAATATCTCATGCCCTCGGTGGCAGTTATCGGGTTATCTATCGTGCCGTCCTCGCCGACAGTCACGCGCTCCCAGTGTGCGGGAGTTGCGCTCGGTAGCCATGTGGGATTGGCGGATATCGCATTGTAGCAACGGTAGAGTTTCCCGCCGTCGCGCACCCTGTCGTCGATAGAATAATCTTTTTCGCCGCTCCACGGTTCAAACAAGCTGATACTTGTCAGAGCTTCGGCGTTTGTCAGCTTCGCGGCGGCTCTTGTTATCATCTCGCGAAAGCGTTTTGCCTGCGTCCTCGTCATATATCCGCACCCCCTGTGATAATATTCAGCGCCTCGTCCGCCGATATGTCCTCGGGCGGCTCGGCGGCCGTCCAGATTTGCTTTATCTGGGATTCCGTCTCTGTCCACGACTCGGTGTAATACCCGCCGTCGGACGGATAATCCGCCGTGATTATCGGCTTGTAGCCGTAGTGCAAAAGCAAATTGGGGTCAGTAGTAAAAACATCGCCCTCGCTTGTTTTTATCGGTCTCGGCGCACCGTGCAGAGCACCGCCGACCAGTTTTCCGTATATCATATTTTCACCCCCAAGTAAAAGCGCCTGTGCCCTGATTATAGAGCGCCGTTTTGCCTATAAGGTCATAAAGGCACGGCACACCGTTTGCATCGAGACACGGGGCAAGCCGCTGTGCATCGCCGTCGGTGTAGCTATATAACCGCATAACAGCCTTATTGCCCGACCAGTTGTTGTTGCCGACGTCAAATATCAGTCCGTTTGTCGGCGTCTCGAAGTCGGCGACATCGCTCCAAGATTTTTTTAAAATATCATTGACCCACACGCCGGCTTTGTTTATTTGGATTTTTGTTCGTTCCAATGATGAAGCCGCCGTAAAACGGTGCTTTTGATACTCGGAAAAGTCGCCGGAGAAAACAATCGGGTTCTTGTTTTGAAACAGCGTAAGATTATTTTTCAACGCGCTCTCGCGCGAACCGAATATGCCCGCGTCCCTGTATATTTCACCGACTATGCTGAAATCTATGGTGATATCAGAATCCTGCGTCAACTTGCGCCCGGTGTCGATATACTGGCTGCCCGAGGACTGGATATATTCGACTGCGGTATAGCCCTCTGGCAGACCTTCGATATGCCGCGCGGCACGCGAAAAGAATTTTCTTCGTCCTATCAAGTGCCGTCACCGACCTTCTGCGCCGCCAAAATTTTGTCTTTGAAACTCAGCTCCCAGGTTTCGCCGTTTTTAAAATCCGGCGCAGTGCCGATATATCCGGTGCCCGCGGGCAGAGTGACCGTTATATCGCCGCTTGCCGCGAAGCTCAGGCGCATCCAAGATTCGAAATCACCTACCGGATAGCTTAGCTTTAAGGTCGTGACATCTGTAAGACGGTACTCGGTATTGTCAGCAAGGGTTATATATGGACCCTCAGAGATTTTTTGAGCGATTATGGGTTTGTTATTATAATAAAGAACTCCATTAGAGTCGGAAAGACCATCAAGTACGGACTTATTACTATGCTCGTGGGCTTTCTCAACCGCAGGATAAACCAAACTGTTAAGAATTGTCTGTAAACTTAATGATTGTGCAGAGCTGTCGGCAGATATCTTGGCTTTAATACTGTCTGCTTCAAGTGGTTCCACATAGCAATCCCACGTATCTGTGTTATCGACATATACATAAAAGACCGCATTGGCAAAAACTAAGAACTCATAATCGGTTTCTGTGGCAATCCCGAGAGGAATTAAAAATGTGTTATTCTCATTCGTAACCGTGAAAGCAATCAAAACTTGCTTGCCCGCCTTATAAGCTGCATCTATTTGCTCGTAGGTCTTATTGTGGGAAGTAATTGTATATCCATCTGCCCCGCTTTGCGCCTGCACATTAACAATAAAAAGTTCCGACTCTGTTGAATCTCCGCCACCTATAACCTTGCCATCGTACAGCAGCGTGCCGGTATCATCGGCGGTCAACAGGTCAATGACCGGCTTGTTATCATGGCCGTGCCGTGCAGCGGTGTTCCGGTTGACTTCATCGACAATGCCGGGCTGTTGCAGATCTATAGAGCTGTCACCGTCCGCCGTTTGAGAAAAGTGCAGTCTCACCATTCTGGACTTATAAATCTGTTCACTGCCGACATATCCGATAAGCGTTACGCAGCAGTAGGGTGTTGCCGTGACCGCCGACGGCAGAGGATATGAGAATGCTCCGTCCGTGGTCTGTAAAATTATCTCCGACAGACCGCCGGGCTCAAAGCAAAGGCGATACACTGCCTCTGTCGGCATGATAGCCGGTGGAGTAACAATAAGCTCCGTGGCGTAATGTTCCCCTATTATTCCGGCTTCGCAGTCATATCGGTTATCGGCAAAATTAAGCCGACACTGTCTCATCTTCTTCAACAATAATTTCACCTGCTTCCCGGTCTTTGTCGTCCTCTTCGAGCGAGGACAGCAGTTTGTTGAGTTCGTCTTTAATGCCGATGCACACCATGCGGCAATTCTCATAAGTTTTCTGTTCGGCTTCGATCTCGGCTATGCGAGATTTGATTTTTTCTACTGCTTTTGATTCTGTCATATCATCACCTCGTGATTGTTATTGTGGTGCTATTTTAATCGACTTACCCGTTCCATATCTGACATAAACACCGTCATCACCAACGATAATATAACCTGTATATTTCGAGCCGGTGAGCTTCAGTGTGATTTCACCGTCAGCGTTTTGATAGATATCACTCCTGGCGATAATAGCGTTATTCTTATCACAGACCTCTATTGCGCCGGATGGTAAATTCGATGGTCCGCCAACGCCAAACGCCGCCGAATACAGATCCAATCCGCCGATAGGTCTATAATGTTTCAACCCCGCAAACTGGTTGTATCCAAGAGAATTGGTTATCAGAGTTTTTCTTATTTTGGTTGCATCAGCTTCTATTCGCATCCAATCGTATTGCCAAGCAGTCTCCATATCTGCCCACGGCTTTGCAGAGGTTACATAGTCCGTGCCATTGTTCACGGACTTACCGAAACGAAACCCGGCATTGCTACTGCCGCCAAGCGTATAATCGACCGTAGCGAATGTCGCATACCAGTTTGCTACGGTTGAACTCTGCCATACAAGCGTGTTTGCCATGCCAAAAAACTGCTGGCTGCCCTCGCTCGCAGTTCCGGTACTTTGATAAAGTTTAAGCACGCCCGATGATAGATCCGCTTTATACCCCTCACTTTCTGCCGTAAATGAGCCGTCTTTTACCTTTATGCCCTGCGCGTTAATGGTAGTTGTTGCGTTATTCAACTCGGAAATACTGTTAAAGCGCACGTTGATCTCGTTGCTCAGCTGCTCAATCGTCGATGATGTTACATAATCTCCTTCGATTTTTGTCACCTTTGACTGGATGCTGCTCGCTGTCTGCTTCAGCGTGCTCACCTCGCCGGACAGCCCGCTCACATCCTGCACAAGCGTCTGTATGCTGAGATTTTGATGATCGACTTGCAGCTGCACCTTTTTCAAGGTCTGCATAACGCTGCCAGCCATCTTGTAATCGGTTTTTCTGACTGTCTGAGCCTCTGCGGAAAGCTTTGACCTGATACGCGCAGTAGTTTCTATTTGCAGCACCGTAGCCGTGAAATATGTACCGTCTTTATCCTGGACGCTTATGGTGTCGTTCAAATCAAAAATATAATCATCAATGCAGTCGGTGATTTGAAACGGCATGATTGACATGCCGAAGATCTGCGCTGCAACGGTTTTTATGCTGCTCTCCCGCGTTTTGTCGATGAAGGGATTATCGTCTATGCGCCACTGGCAAAGATTCTCCGGTGCGATTGACGGGTATGTGATATCATCGTCATATCCGTCATGCCCGAAGACCAATGAGTTTATAACGCCGAACTTAGGCTCCTTTGAAACCGCCTTATACCGCGCCTTGCCTATCTGAATACCCGTACTGACCGGCTTGCTTATGCGCAGTCCCCCGGTACGGCTTATCTGCGCTATGCAGCCGCCGAGCTCGGCGGCGCGGGAGATCAACTCTCGGTCTGTAACTGAGGCGTTCATATTCGGCGCTTCTGTCAGCTTGAAAGTCGACATAGGAAATGTCGCTGTTTCCAGTGCAACGCCGTGGCGCTGGCAGATCTCCTTCACGAACGCTCCCAATGTTGTCGGATAAGTCAGGCTGCCGCCATACGCGCAGTCAAAAAGCACTGCACGGTCAGTACCTTTGAAAGATATCGACCGTGCAGTTTTGTTGTTTGTAATGTCCTCGTCCTTGGCAGTAAAAAGCCCCAACGGAATCCATGTCACCGAACCGTTTATCTCGAGTCCACGATATACAGATACCTCTTTTCCGTTCAGGTCTATGGACCCGTCGAGATTGTATATCTCAAACTCACAGCTTTTCGCCGGGAACCCGCCTATCATTTTGCTGTTGGAATGCGATATCTTCGGGTATGTCTTCAAATACTGCTGTCCAGTATAAGTCGCATTTCCGACTACTATTTTTGACTTCGGCACACGGACCCTGGAGGATGCTATGTAGTTTTTATAGCTTGTACTCGCTGCGTACATATTTTGTCCTCCTTAACTGTTCGGAACGGTCTGAACGAAACGCAGCTCAAACGCCTCAATGACGTATTCGCCGTTAATCAGCGCGTGTGCCGTCACTGCATCAGAAACCGGGTACATCGTCTTGGTCAAAAACGCACCGGCACGAAGATCATAAAATTTTACAGTACATTCGGTCATCGCCCTGACTTGCAGAATTTTCCTGACCTCCGCCTCGGTCTTATCCTTTTCAAATGTCAGAATGAGCTTGTCGCGCTCCGGCAGAACTTCGCGGATCATCAAATTTTCATCGGTCGCGCCCGACCCTTCCGAGTCAGTCTGCGGATATTCCCAGCCTATCCCGTCGGCGGTGAGCGTTATGCTGCCGTTTATAAGCACTTCATATTTTTCCACGCTTTACACCTCCAGAAGAATCCTGCCCTCGGCTATCTGGGCTTCGTTGATAGTTTTGATTATCGTGCGTCCGTCGGGATAGCGGATAAGCAGTTCGAGCTGCAGCTTAACCTTTTGGGCAAAACCGCCCGCCTTGGCGAGCGCAAGCTCGACCTGCTCGCGAATCTTTGACTCGGGCGACACTATTTCGCCCTCACGGGTGTTATCGCCGACGATAGCAAGCTGCGGATTGTTTGCCGCTACCCAGCCACCCTGGGCGAGCTTGGGAACATTCAATTCGCTGAGCGGCGATATACTCACTCCGGGGATATTGTTGATGAGTGATATAGCGCGGTTTATCGCGCGGATAAATCCGTTTATGGTTCGCTCGGCAAACGATATGATTTTGTTAACGACCGTTTTAAAGGCATTACCCATCGTTTCGCCGACCTTTGTTCCTATTGTCGAAAATTTAGAGCGTATCGTCTCCCAAATTCCCGAGAAAAATGACCCTACCGGCGCAAACACACCCTTGATAGCCGCCCACGCTTCGCTAAATTTCTGCTGGAAGTATGTCTTCACATTCGCGAAGGTTGTCATTATTCCTGCCCAGAGGTTCGAGAAAAAGTTTTTAATCGGCTCAATGATGTTTACGCTAAACCAATTCGCCACTGTTGCCCATACGGCTTTTATTCCATCCCAGGCTCTCGAAGCTGCTGCTTTCAGCTCGTCCCAATGCTTTGCGCACAAAATTATAACTGCGATCAACGCTGCTATTAAAGTCACAATAATCCCGATAGGATTCGCATTCATGACCGCATTGACAACCGCCTGCGCAGCTGCATAAGCCTTGCTTGCGACCTCTACCGCAATCATAATGCCTTTATAAGCAAGCCATGCTGCACCGACAAGCCCTATGGTATACGCGATGCCCTCAAGAATTGGTTTTCCATCCGTTTTCAGCCACTCAAGCACGCCGTTAAACGCCGACAACTTGTCGTTTACGCCCTGCAAACCTTCGGCAGCGTCCGGGGCGAATCCCTCCACAAGATCGCCATAGAGATCGGCAATATAACCGACAACGATCATGATGATTTCTCCGACATTGCCCAATATCTTCACAAGATTATTAAAGGTGTCTTTACCGCCGTTATCCCAGATATATTTAATGCTTTTTGTGACACGTTCGGCAGCTCTTGCTATTTTCTCAAACAGCTCGAGTGTTGTGTTGGCAAACGACCTTCCGCCCTCGCCTTGCCACCAATTTTTTATGACATCGCCCACGCCCTTTCCAACCTCTTTCAGATTGTTAAAGGCGTTTTTTATGCTCTGTACAATCGGTTCTCCGTGCGCCTGCCAGGCATCGGCGAGAGGGTCAAAGAATGTACCCAGCTCCGCCGATGCGCTTGACAGCTGGTCTTTCAGCGAGTTTACGCCGCCTATAGTCGCCGCTTCAACCCCCGACGCGCCCGCCGAGCTTCCGCCCGTGCCGGTATCGGATGCGCTTGATTTGCTAAGCACATTGATCTCGTCGTATGACGCAAAAGCCTTTTTGACTTTCTTGGCGGCTTTTTCGGCAGCCGTGCCGGTGTTGTCAATAGCCTCGGCGGCCTCCGTTGCCCCCGCAGTTACGCCGCCAAGGGATGTCACATCGGGCATCTCAAGCCCGATTGATGCCATCGCCGTTTTCAGCAGACCCAAAAACTTCAGCAGCGCGTCAAGCGCGGTCTGAATTGCCGGGATAAAAAGGTTTAGTATCGGTATTATCACATTGCCGATTTCTGTTTTTAATGACGTGAATGTCGCAGACAGTTTTGCGACCCTGCCGGCGAAAGTAGTGGCATATTTTGCCGCGTCGCCTGTCTGCCACTTTGTTTCCTCCATGATGCCGTTGACTTCGGCTTCTATCTTCTGCTGCTGCGTAAGTGCGTTTGTTGTTGTGCCGATAGACTTGGCATAATCTTCCCACATTTTCGCCACATTCTTGGTAACACCTGCGTTGTCAGCAAGGATAGAATTTTCGTTTTTCAGACCCTCCGTCGCCGTGGAGATGGCATCACCATATGAATAAGACGCCTGACGGCTAAATGCCGCAGCATCTTTCAGCGCAGTCATTGTCTTTTCTATCTGCTCGGTGCTGTATCCGCGAGCCGCAAGGTTTTTGTATGCGGTCACAGCGTTGTTAAGCGGCACGAGACCGTCAGAAATATAATCCTGGATAAATCTGTTTGCTTCGCCGAATGACTTCTTCTGCCCGTTCAGAATGGAACTCAGACCCACCCACGCGGACTGCGTCTCGCTCGCTACCTCAACGCACTTTTTACCGAAAGAAACGACGGCGGCCGCCGAAAACGCAACGCCTATTGCCTTGCCGACCTTGCCCATCGCGGACGAAAACACGCTCTGAGCCTGTCCGGCCGCGCTTTTTATTTCCTTAGAAAACGCACCACGGTTTGTGTTTATGTTAAAAAACACAGAGCCAACATTAGTGCCCTGCGGCATATTCTCACCCCCCTGCGAGATTTTTAAAGAGCTGTTGGAACTGTTCCACGGTCATCGTATACTGCACAGGACCCGCCTTAGCAGCACGGAACCGCTGCCACTTTCGGCGGATATCCTTCTCGGCATTCGTCATCTCGCGTATCTTCTTCGGGTCCTTTTCGGATCTGACCGAGATAACATATCCGAGCGGCGTATCGTGCATAATGCCTGCCAGCAGTTTCCTGTACTCCCTGACCGATATATCTTCCGTCAGAAGCCTAATACCGTACTGTTTGGCAAATGACGCTACAATAAGCGGCTCGTCAAACTGCTCGTCGTAGTAGGCTTCCTCGGTTAGTTTTTTCTTTCTTTTGCTGCTTTCTTGAGATCTTCATAGTCCTCGCCGGTTATGGCTGCCATGACGTAAAATGACAGATTCGTATAACCTGACACAGATATATCGCTGTTGTTTACCAGCTCGGCAACCGCTTCTTTGCCGAGCGCAAGGGCGAGAATCTCGGCATCGACATTATCGCCGCCCCTTTTCTGCACCTGCTGAATCTTGTCCCAGGTGGACTTTCTGTCATCGACAAGGTAAAGCTTGTCGCCGATTTTAAGCTGCGGATGATTGTCGCCCGAAAGAATGGCGTCGCCTGTATCGATTATTCTCATATTGATTCGCTCCTTCTTTGAGATTTTGGATAAAAATAGGACTGCCGCATTGTGCAGCAGTCCCGAAAATTATGAGCCCGTAGCCGGTGTGTAGGTCGGCTTGCCGTTGCTGATAAGGTCAAACGCCAGCGGATTGACGGCGGTCGCATCGTCGCCGGCATAATCGCTGACCGACACGACGACATCGCCGGTAAACGTCGCACCGTCGGGGAATGTCACCTTGATTTTGGAATCGCAGTCGCGTCCGTTCTTGAGCGCGAGTCCTGCAATATAATCGTTGCCGGGGTCACCGACATTGCGCTTGCCGCTCATGGAAAGCGTGTATGACTTCGCGGTCGCCAGCGCCCTCTGCCAGCCGTCCTCGGTGATTGAGTTCCAGGTCTCTACGCCGGTCTCAATCGAAAGCTTTGCATTTTCCATGTCGGCTATCGGCGCAAATGTCGAGCCGCTTGTGCATATCTCGATGTCGAGATCATACACCGGGAAAACTCCTGAAAAATTAGCCATATTTTCACTCCTTTTTATTTGTCGTAATAGACATCGAATTCAAAAGAATATTCATATACTCCGTTGCCGTCTGTCCCCAAGTCAATAGGACCGTCATAGCGGGAGATAACGAATGCCCTTTTCCCGTCGATTTCAAAGTTTTTCTCATCGAAAAAGTCGTAAATGCTCTGCGCCTTGTTTTCGGCTACATCTGCATTTCGTGTCCAGCGCAGCAGAACCGTAACAGACAGCATGCCGTAGCTTCTGTTGACTTTACCGCCCACAGTCTGCACCTTTGCCGAGCCGACTCGGGAGTGATAGAAACAAATCGCTCTCTCAGCGTCGTCGTCTATCTTCCCGATGGAGATAGTGTCCGTCCAGCTGTATGCGGTTTTAAAAAAGTCTTTTAATACTTTCAGCGTCATCCGCCGCAGCTCCTTTGCATGAATTTCGCGAAGACCCGCTTTGCATAATCCTTTTTCTGACCGGAGATATACGGCTCGAACCACGCTCCGCCCGCCGCTTTGTTTTCAGTCCGATTGAAATTGTACTCGGGGTGAAAATAAAGCCTGCGGGCATACGGCGTATCGGACACGATATATACCTTGCCCGTGGCCGCTTCTTTGTCGTCGGTGAAAGTGGAGCGGTTCTGCAGCTGTCCGGTCTTAAACGGCATCGTCTCCGACTGCTGAAGATCCGTCTTCAGCGCGTCTGCCGTTTTTACCAGGTTGCGGGAAATTGCTTTTTCAATGAGGTTTATGTTTGCCGTGTTGAGCTTCACCGTGACCTTCATTTCAGCTCAAACTCCGTATGATTCACCGTACCATCCGGATTCTTCGCTCGGATACCTGAATATATCGTCATTTCGCGGCCGCGGACAGTAACGGTGCCGCTCGATATTTCGCGCATCTTCGGCGCAATATCGCCTTTTACGACAACCTTGCCGACAAGCTCGGTATATTTACCGTCTTTGTCGTACAGCCGTTTCCTGCGCTCGGAATAGATGCAGGATGCTTTTATCGGGGCATGAGTCTTCGGTTCTCCGTCCTCACTGATGTCGGGCTCATCAAGCCGTATTTCGCAAGGCGTAACGCAAAGGAAATCCGGGAACGGCAGTTTCTTAATGCTGTTTGCCATCATGATATCCTCCCTGTAAGTCCGGTCTGCTGCAGCAGGGCATACGCTACGGGACTCATTCCGAGTCGCTCGTAGACCTTGCCGGAATCCTTGACCGTAACGCTTATGTCAAGCACGCTATAGCTCTGTATACCCGAGCCGTCATATCCGTTTTCGTGAATATAATCCGCCTGGTAACATGCGGCGAGCCTGATTTTTTCCTGCTGAAACTCGGTAAGGTTTTCAAAACCGCGCCCTTTGATGCGGTTGAAGGTTGCTTCGTCAATCTTTATCTCGGCCAAAGACAAAGAGGCTTCGATTTCACACGAAGCCTCCTGCGTACCGTGAAAAGATTCTAAGTAGAAATTGACGTCAGCATACATTATGCATCAACTCCGTCAAGCGATATCGGTGTCGACAAACACGCTGTCGACCTTGTTATCCTTGCCGTTCGGGAAAACGAACACGTCAGAGAAAGCACGGTTCTGATACAGCCAACCGTCGCCCTCGGTGTGCGCTCCCGGTGCGAAGAAGTAAATACTGTTGACCTTCGGCACGAACTTCGTTGTAAGCGGTGAGGCGATCAGAACGTTGATCTTGTTCGAGCTTGCGGTGTCCACCTCATAGTAGCTCGAAGTTGAGGGGTTTCCGGTAGGGGTCTTAACGGGGGTGTACGTACTGTCGCTCTTGGTGTAGTAGGTCTTACCGGCCACAACGCTGGTATCGGCTGATGCCTTATAGGTCGTCTCTGCTGGCGCGAAGCCGCCATCCTCGCCGTCGAAATCGAAGGCGTCGTAAAACACTTCATCGTCGATGACCTCGAAGACCGGCACACCGTCAATCTTTGTGACGCGGGTCTCGATGCCGATGCCGCCCTCCGCTATCTGGGTCATCTCTATCTTCTTTGCAAGCTCGGTGCTCTCCTCAAGCAGATCCATTATCTCAGACCTAACGTAGACGACAAGCGCACCCATCGCCTTGTATCTGCGGAGCTTGCCGGAACCGAGCGCCTTCTTGATTTTGGTGAAGACATTGGCAGCGGTATAATCACTGAGCTTTGTTTCGGTATGATAGCCGTCGAGCTTCTTTGCCTGCGCCGCGACGCGGGAGAAGAAGAGGGCGTTAGCCTCGGGCACCTCCTGCGTGCGGACAAAGGTCTTGGAGATATTCTCCATCGACGCTGTCGCATTGGTCTCATCGACATCGAGCTTATCGACAAGGAACTCTATATCCCTGTCGTGCGTGACGGTGAACGGAACATCCGTCTGCACGAAGACTCCGCGGTTCCAGCCGCCGTTTCTGTTGTGGCTCTTATAGCCGCTGGTTGACATCTGGGTAAAGTGGAAGGTCTTTGCCGAAAGCCACTTCACTGCGGTCGTAATAAAGGGAGAAATGAGCGAATCCTGCGTGAGGATCTCGAGAAGCTCAGGCTCCCATCTTTCTGCGTAGTTTGCCGTGTTAGGCATTTTTCAACACTCCTTTAGTAGTTAAATCTGTTCCAGCTCTTTTGAGCTGTCTTTTTGGCGGGTGCTTTCTTGCTCTTGTCCTCCTGACCGTCCCCGCCTATACTGAATCCGGGTCCCCCGTCCTCAGCCTTGTCGGTCAGTTCTGTCCATGTTTTCAGCAGTTCGGTGACTGCGGCGGAAGCTTTTTCGCGGCTGAATTTGCCGTCATCGTCGAGGCAGTCCGCGCGGTCGATGAGTTTGACCGCCTTAGACACCTTGTCTGCTTTGACATGTGCCGCAAGCATCACAGCTTCCAGGACTGCGCCTTCGGCCATTGCACGAGCCTCTGCGAGTTCGGCGGCTACTCGGGAGTTCTGCTCCGCACCGTCCGTCTCCGGCTCTTCCTGCTTATCAAGCTGCGCCTTCTCGATAAGCTCTTTGACCTTTGCCCTGTCGGTCTTCTCGGTTATGCCGAGCTCCTTCATAAGCTTGGCGACTGCCTTCTTGCTGTTCTTGACACTGATGTTGTTTACTTCCTCGTCGGTATACTTCTTTTCGGGCTGAGACTGCTCTTTCTGCTCCTCGGCGCCCTGCCCCTCCAAGGTTTCGACATCCTTTTTTTCTTCTGCCATTTTTTTACACTCCTTTTCTCAGTTAAGGTCAACTGTTACCCTGTTTTACGATACAGGCAAACGTTTTTTGGATATATAAAAACAGCGTCTTGCATTTGAATGCAAGACGCTGTGATTATTAAATTAAACTATTACAGATTAAAGCCTGAACTTATCAACTTACAAATAAAATCGTCGGTTCCATTGTACTCTTGAACTCCGAGAACATCGAGTGCTGCCGTCGCAAAACTTTCAAGAGGCATCCCCATAAAAGAAACACCCGAATCAAGCATTTTTGTTTTAAGAAGTTCAATAAATTCTGGCGATGTACATCTGGATTTTGCGCCAAAAATAACGGCATTTAGATTAAGGATCGGGATATCTGACTTAGCACCTAATAACACCGCATTCATGTCATTCGCAGACATTCTCGATATAAGAGAACTAACACTGTTGTTTGTATTTACTGATTTCATTATCACGGAGCACCTCCAATCTTTTTGCAATATCGTTTCTTCCGATACTTTTTGCCAGATCTATTTCCACCTGATAAGCATCGATCTCACGCTTAATACATTTTTCCGGGTTCTGAAAAACTCTCATCCCGAGCCATCCGTCTTTCATATCGTCTTCTGCGTGCCTAAGTTCATGAAGCCACGCACCGTAGCTCGCATTTTCAGAAATATAGACAGTTCCAGGTTGACCTTTTGATAGACCCGGTGAATACGAAAGTTTTTCAGCCTTCGTTCTGATTAACGAGACTCCTATCTCCTCAAGATGAGTTTTAATCGCCTTTATTTCCTTTGGATTTGAATCTTCTGCGCTTCCGAGTGCTTCTCGCAATGGGTCATCCGTAGTTCTAAACTTGCTTATATTTATTATATCACTTTTTTTGAATTTTTCAACACCATAGGGTGATATTTTTCGCTCCCACTCTTTGAGCTTCGCCTGATATCTCGCCACATTCTCGGGATCGACGCTGCCGACTGTCAGGCGCTTATACCGCTGCACCATGTTTTCTATGTGCGCACGGTTGTATCGTCCGTAATCGGAAACATCGTTTTCCTCGTTGTTGTAGTGATTGATTTCTTCAAGTTCCGGATAATAGGTTCCGAGTCCGTGCCGGCAACGAGGATGGAACAAGCCGAGCTTCATCGCCTCGGACAGCAGCATATAGTCGCCGTCGTCCGGCTTGCCGCCGGAATACACATCATCAATGAGCACCTTGCGTTCAAACGGTCTGCAGAGTTTGCAGGCGGTGGCATGGTGCGAAATAATTACGAGCGTCTCGCCTATGCTTTTGCGGAATTCACCCTCGCCCACCATATACGCCCGCTGATTCGCCGTACGAACGGCCATTGATGTGTAATCCGCTATATTGACCCTGCGGCCATCGCGGTACTCGATGCAGTTGATTCCGCGTTCCAGAAAGTCTTTCACAGCCATATCGTATGCCTGTGTTTCGGTCATCACGCCGTTTGAGGCATACATTCCTGCCCGAAAGATGGTCTGTCGATAGGTGTCGTTCATCATACGCAGCACGGCAGTATCTGCCGCACTGAGATCGTTTTGCAGGGCATTAATCATCCCGCTTATCTTTCGGTCGTTGACCTTGAAGAAGCTTTTGCGCATGGTCTTTGCGGATTTATAGCCCTTGCCGAGGGCTTTTTTATAGCGCTTCAGCTCATGCTTCGAGCCTTGCCGCAGCTCCGCTTTCATATGCTCCGATACTCTGTCCGACAGACCGCGAGTTCGACTGCTGATAATCTGCCGGTTCTCGCGTTGGTAGCGTTTCAGCTCCTTGAGCTTTTCCGCCTGCCACTGAGGGTATCTGAGCCCGGCGTCTGTCTCCTCGGCAAGATGACGGGCGAGGTTACGCTGCATCGATTCGATGAGATAAAGCTCCATATCGCGATAGATCTGCGCTATCTCTCTGTCAAAATCAACGCCGCTCATCTGTTGTTACCTCAATCAAAATCGTTCAACGCGGGTTCGTTCATTTCGAGGATACCGCGCTCCTCTTTTATGCGCTTGACCTCTTCCGCCTTCCAATCGTCGTCCTTGTCGTCGCCATAAAGCTCGTCGACCTGAGTCTTGGTTGACATAATGCCGCTGGTCGCTGCCTTACCGATCGTCTCGACCTGTGCTTCGAAGGACGGGTTCGCATAGCCGCCGAAATTGACTGCCACTTCAACATCTTTGCTTTCACGACCGTTGAGCGTGCAATAAAAATCAAGAGACGCCTGAACAAGGTCGCGTATTGCCTTGTTGAGGACATCGGTGACCCGGTTGCGGGTATAAAGCGTGGTTTTTTCCTTTTCGCGCTGCGCCTCGGCGTTGTCGAGCTTTTTAACGTCAATGCCGAGCGTGGACGGGGAAATTATGCCCTGCAGACAGAGGTCAAGCGCAGTGCAGTACGAGGACAGTAAAGCCTCATACTGGATGGTGCCCTGTGTCGTCTCGATTTTCTGCTGCGCGCCCTCCGCCATGCTGCCCTGCAGTTGGATATAATCATTATCAAAGTCATTACTTTCGAGAACCTCTCCGGTGCGGACATTGCGCGGCAGCAGGTCGACTGGTATGTACTCCTTTATCTGACCTTTGCGCACGGCGAGCATCCACTGAGAAAACACCTCGTCAAAGGCATCAAAATCATCGAGCTTGCCGTCATAGATTGATTTTCCGCGCCCGGGGTAGATAGTTGACCGCCGGAACATCAAAGGCACTGCGGGCAGGAAATGAGCGTTATTTTTGATGTTCTTGCATCCTTCAAGCTCCGGGAATGCAGAAATATCTACTTCCTTATCGTTCGACACATCCACCAGCGAATATGTTATGCTGTCATAGTCGTACCGCTCTTTGAGCAGATACGGCTTCTGATTGATAGTCCGCTTTGTCTTGAAAACAACCGCGCCGATCCTGCCTCGGTTATACTCGAAGTCCACACGGTCGGCAGGATAGAACTCAATAATCGGCAATTTGCTAACCGTGGGGTCATACGACAATTTAAAAGCGCCGTCACCCAGATACAAAGTATCTCGGACGGCGTCGCTTATTATGTCGGTTATGAGGTTTTCTTCGGCTATGTCCTCCCACACCTGCCCCATGTCGGGGTCATCAACGGTGATAGCATACAGGTCTCCGACACAAACATCGGTCAGCGTATCGACTATCAGTGACGGCAGCCCGGTGTGAATTTTGCGGATCTTCATTCCGCGCGTCGGCTTGCTGCCCCAAAAGTGTCCGTTGCCTATGTTGTCCTGAATATGCGCATAAAGCTCTTCGATTTCGTTCGCCCTGCCGCGATACCAGATACGGTCTTTAAATACTTCGGCGTCATGGTCCATAAGCTGATGGATATTTATAGACACTCCGTTATCTGTGCTGATATTCAAAAAGTTCCTTACGGCGGTTCTGACTCTGTCGCCTAGGCTCATTTAATCACCCTCCTGTTACTGCGCCGATCTGCTTAACATACGGCAGCCATCCGTACTGCGACGCATTTATTGTGTGGTCGTTTCGGTCTTCCGGCTGATTGTCTTTGTCCTGCTGCCAGCTGTACAATTCGAGTTCTGCGATATGGTTCTTGCAGTGGTCGCACACAAGGTAATGCCCCGTGTGCAGCCAGCCGAGCTGCAGGTTTATACGGTCAATTATCTTTGTCGCCTTATAGGCGTTGTTGAAAGAATAGAGACAGGCGTTATTCCGACGGTACTTCAAAAGTTCCGTCATAGTTGCCTGGTCCGCGGAATCGATAAAGACATTCCGTGCGAGCCCCCACTCCTTGCGGTTGCGCTCCAAAAAGTCAATGTAGTTGCGCACCGTGTCGCTCGGCGCTATCGGCTCGCTGATGTCTCGGTTGTTATAGACCCGCTCGTCAAGGCATATTACCTTTCGGTCGTCGGTGATGCCGAGAAACATCATCGCTATCGTGTCCGGCGACTGCGAGGAATACGCCGTATCCAGCCCCGACGAAAACGCGATGAATTCAAACGGATCATTCTCATCCTCTAAGCGCTTGCGTATCGCCGCTTTTGATATAACATGCCGCTTGCGGTCAAAATTAGAAAAGACAAGCCCGGTGGCTCGTCCTCTCAATCCGAGTATTTTGTTTTTATATATCTTCGTGCCGGCGGGAACGTTGCTTATAATCTGCTGCCGCTTTTCGGGTGTCAGGGCGGCATTGTGGTCAAACGAGAAGTACCACCACACCCATCCGGGCATTGCCGGCTCGGAAAGCATCTCAAGCAGTTCCGTCGGCGCGTCATCTGCATATTCGGGCAACGGTCGGGAACGGTTAATATATTCCGAATACACCGGCAGGTTCGGGTCGTCGGGGTTGAGCGTAGCAAGCAGATAATCGCAACGCATAGCCGCCTCGCGCACATACTCCATATCCGCAATGTTTATCTCGTCGATATAAAGGCAGCCATACTGGCCGCCCAGAGCCTTTTTCCAGCGAGCTTTGTTGTCGTAGCCGAGCACATAGATTATTTTGTCCTCTGCTCCTGTGCGAAAGACGATATGCGGCAAGCTGTACTGACCCTTACCGCCGCTGTTGTATTCTACCCGGGAACCGAACACATCTATAATACCGAGTTCCTTGTTGATGATGTTTTTTTCTATTGTTCCGGTGTCCAGACCGCTGACGATGTGAATCTTTTTCGGACTCGCCGCGACGCGAAACATGAACTTCATGATGCCGACTGTAGTCTTGCCGGCATAGGTCGTCCCCTCGAGGAACTCGACCGACGCCGAGCGGCAGCGGAGGAAATCGCGGAACTTCTTACTCAGCAGGACCTCACTCATTGCTGCTCAACTGCCTCAGAATACTGTCGAGCTTGTCAGACGGTTCTATCTTAGCTTCAATTCCGTCCTTGAACAGACAGAACCGCTTGCCAAGCAGCTCCGCAGCCTTCAGGCGCTCTTTTTCGTCCGGCGGCTTATCCAGCACCTTTGCCGCCGAGCAGCCGTCACCTTGACCTTCCACAACCACAACGCTCGCCGTGCTGTCTCCGCGCATCACGGCGGTGAGGTACTCCATGACCTCCTGCGCGTCGGCTATCTTTTTAGAGCTCAGCTCATCGAGTTTTGCTTCGATGTAGGCTTTAACATTAGCATTTGTTAGCAGCCTTGACGCATTGGCTCTCGCAGCATCATCCGATTTTATCCGTGGATAAGCAGCCTTGTATGCTCTTGTCGCGTTGCAGTCGATGATGTACTCATCTGCAAACCGCCTTTGCTTGTCGGTCATGGGTTCACCTCCGTTCTTGTCGTAAATCAAAAGCCCCGCTATTTATGACGCCGCGGGGCAGGCGTGTGTGAAAGGGGACATAAAAATGAAGAATAGAATATCTGTAACATTCTTCAGGTTATATTTAACCATATGTGCGCGTGACATATGGGACAAAATCAGTTCTTCGCTATAAACCTATAGCAAATTTTCTTGACACTGTACCCCGTATTATGCCCTCCGACCTTGTCCGCCACTTCTTCCCACTTCAAGCCATCCACGAATCGCAGCGTGAATATCTGCCGGGTCAGGCTGTCGGGAATATCCGATATGTAGCGCTCAAGTCGGCTGCGCTCATATATGCGCTGCTCGATTTTAGCCTGAATTATAGCTTCGAGATCCGTTGTCTCCGCTATGCAGCGTTCAAGCGCAGGCTCAGGGTTCGGGCTATGCGGCATACCGTCGTAGTTCGGCGACCTCGGACAGAGCAAATTTGCCCGCAGTTCCGCAAGCCTCTCACGGTCAAGCTCTATCTCCTTGTCAAGGTAGTACAGCTGCGACAACTCTTTAAGCGTCATTTAACAGCCTCCTCTCGGGTTTTGTCGTGCTTTTCAATCTCCGGCTTCAGACAATGCCAAAACGGGCACAGAGGCTTTTCTCCGCCGGTCTGGACGAGAAACACGCAATGCTCATTCGGGCACATCTCAGGCACTGATATCACCAGCCTTTACTTTCTGTATTCGCGCCTTAAGTACGCGCATGACTGTATCGTGTGTGGCTGCCCGGTCTCTGATGGCTGCCATAACATCCTCATCGACTCCGCCCTGCACGACGAGATAATGGACATACACCTTGTCATACGGTGAACCCTGACGCCACAGGCGGCATTTACCCTGATCGTTCAGTTCGAAGCTCCAATTCGGCGTAAACCACACGATATGCCTGCCGCCCGCCTGAAGATTAAGCCCGTATGCGCAGCTGCTCGGATGTACAAGAAGCACATCAATTTTGCCGGCATTCCACGCGTCTTCATCTTCTGTCCCGCGGTATACCCTCACCCGCAGTTTGGTCTTCTCAAGTGCGGCGAGTATGCGGTCGCGGTCGTGCTGGTAGCCGTAGAACGTGATGCACGGTTCGCCGCTCAGACTCTCAATCAATTCGAGATACGCCTCCAACTTCGCGTCGTGAATATGTACCACCCGACGGTCATCGTCATACATCGCACCGGCACAGAACTGCTGCAGCTTTCCTGTCAGCACTGCCGCCGTGTTCGCGGTTATAACATCCTCGTTGATTTCCAGCAGCAGGTTCTTCTCAAAATCGCGGTACGCCTTTTGAGCTTTTGCATCAAGCACCACCGGAATCTCGTGGATTATGCAATCCGGCAATTCGAGATAGTCTTCCGCCTTCATGCTGACGCAAATATCGCTTATAGCGGACAAAACTGCTGTTTCCGCATCGCTCTTGGGCTTATAGTCCGTAAAGTGACCGCCGTGCGTGTTAGCGTCGAAGTATCGTGTCCTGAACTGCGTGATGTTTTTACCCAGCCGCGCGCCCTGGTCAAGTAACCAGACCTGCGCCCACAGATCCATTAGGCTGCGTGATGACGGCGTGCCGGTAAGGAGTACCGTCTTTTTGAAAAATCTGCGCACAAGCTTTAAAGCCTTGAATCTTTTGCTGCTGCCGTTTTTGAAGCTTGTGCTTTCATCAAGCACCACCATGTCAAACGGCCAATCCTGCTTGTAATAATCAACCAGCCAGGCTGTGTTCTCCCTGTTGATAACATATACGTCGGCAGGTGTATTCAGTGCGCGGATGCGCTTAGCGCTGGATCCAAGAACAGGAACTACGCGCAGATGCTGCAGGTGATCCCACTTCGCCGCTTCCTTGCTCCACGTGCCCTCCGCAACCTTTTTCGGTGCGATTACAAGCGCCTTGCAAATGCTCCAACGATAGTACTTCAGGATGTTGATTGCAGACAGTGTTATGGAAGTTTTGCCGAGTCCGGGGCGCAGGAATAAACCGACAGCCTCATCATTCACTATGCGCTCGATGCAGTACGCCTGGTAGTTATGCGGCTTATATTCCACCTGCCTGCACCTCTCTTACGAAATCGTCGGCCGCCTCCCTCGTGCCAATCAGCCGTACCGGAAAGCCGAGAGTGCTCAGCTCCTGATGCACATGCTCCTGCAGCGTTCGTGCCTTTTTGCCGGGGGCTTTAAGCTCCACAAAATAAATCTTTCCGCCCGGGAGAAGCACTATCCTATCCGGCATACCATTTTGGCCGGGGCTTGTGAACTTCAGCGGCCAACCGCTCAACCGCGTTTTTACCACCTTGCAGAAGTACTGTTCTATTTCTTTCTCAAGCATTGTTTTCCTCCTCCGGCAGATACCAAAACCAATTTGTCTCACTATCCTCATTTATGAGATGGAAGGTTTTCACACCTAATTTAACTCGAGCTTCTTTGAGCTCGCGCTTACTGTACCCGAGCTCCTTTGCTTTTGCGCGTATCGTGTCGCAAAGCACCGGATCTGAACTCGAGTCAAGCTCATTTTTCAACCATTCAGAACAAGTCATTTTTAAGCTCCTTTCGCGCGTCGCGTGTACATGTACACGTAACATGTACACATCAGGTGGATTAGAGAGTTTTTTTACTCTCAAACTCTCTATTTTACTAATCTTTAGTAATAAATGTTACAATGTTACAGTTATCTAAGAATCTTTAATTTTCAATGGTTTCGGTTGTAACACTCGATGTAACAATGTAACAAAAGCCTGCTTTTTCAAAAATTTTGTTACATGTAACATTTTCTTCAAAAAATGCCTAAAAATCATATGTTACACCGTTTGTTACGCGCAATTGTTACGGCGATTTTTTGGTGAATCCACGCTGTACACCGTAGCACCCAAATCGTGAAACCCTTTCATTTTTTCGCCATTCCGGAGTGGCTGCTATTATGGCGTTTATTTCTCGGGTATCAGAATTTTTCATTTCTTTGATACTTCCGCCGAATGCCTCGCACCACACTTCAAGTGCGCACACACGGTCTCGCGGCACAAGATGCAAATTTTCTTTTCCCGCGATAGAATCATCAAAGAACATCCGCCTCCGCTCGACTGGCCACGACTGCCAATCCTCCGGCACTCTGCGTTCGAGGAACTCACGGATAATACCCTCTCTGCTTGATGTCTCACGGTGCTCTTCTTGCTTGGCTTTTGCGGCCTCTTCTATCGCTCCTGACAGATACAGCGGTTCTCCCGCCTGCCACCGCACAAGAGCCTCAGCCCATATCTGATCGCGTTCGTTGTCAAGATCCTTCCAGACGCTCTTTCGGTGCTGCTGTTCGCCCGTGTCTATCGGCCAGAAACGGCGGTTGCCGGTGGTGTCCTGCAGGAAGTCGGAGTTATTCGTCGTGCCGAAGAATATACAACTGCGCGGCAGTTCTTTGACATTTCGCCCGTATGCCGCTCTGAATCTGTCCGCCCGAAGGCTCAAAAACTGCTTAATACGGCTGACATCTGTACGGCGGAAAGCATCAAGCTCCGATACCTCCACAAGCCAAACACCCTGTAACAGCTCCGATGCCTCTTTGCCCTCAAAGGTGCGTATACTGTCGTTGAACCATCCGCAGCTCATTTTGTCGAGCAGCGTACTCTTTCCTATGCCCTGCGGTCCGGTCAGAATCACCATGCTGTCATATTTGCATCCGGGCGTCATTGCACGGGCAACAGCCGCAGTAAACGCCTTGCGGGTTACGGCGCGGTTGTATGCCGTGTCCTTTGCGCCGAGGTAGTCTATGAAGAGACTATCCAAACGAGGGACATTATCCCATTTACCAATCAGGCCGTGCAAATAATCCTTTACGTCATTGAATGAGTGCGAATTTGAATGGAGCGAAAGCGCACCGTCTATCTTTCCGTTGCCTGTTATCTTGTAGACCTTTTCGAGGTACCAGTACAAGCCGGCATTGTCGTTATCGTCCCACAGCCTGCGCTTGTCACGCTTATCCCAAGGGAGCGCCCCAAGCACCTCTCCGCGCCCGGCAAACTCGTTGAGTGCAAACTTTCCGACAAGCTGAGGGTCGTGTTCGAGCACTATACGCACATTGTCTATCGTGCCCTTTATGGCGCCGGTCTGTACATTCTTCTCAAGTAGTATCATCCAGTCAACAGCGTCCTCTTCTTTGTCCGCTGCGACGCCCTCGAAGTCTTTGACTTCGCTCTCATAGCGCTCACGATCCATAAGTGTCGCAACGGCTTTCAGACCGCAGGCATATTTGCACATCTCGAGATAGGACGGCAGCCTGTTTGTCGGAGTGCCCGGCTGCGCTTCATCATCCAACTCAGCGTACTTGTGCAGGCGGACGAGGTCGAAAGCATTGACAAGGCGACCGCCGCAGGGGTCGGTGGCGTGGTGGCTGTATAAGAACTTGCCATCGTCATACAGCACCGCACCTCCGGTCGTAGAGCCTCCGAGGTATGTATATCGTCCGGGAGCGCTGTCAACAGGCTCATATATTCCGGGGATGAGTTCATCCATCGCCCGTGGGATGTCGTAAACGCGGCAAAAAGCACCCACAGTGCCGTGTTTATCTTCGGGGTCACCCTGCTTGACTGCTAACTTCGTGAAAGCCTGCTGCCCCGGCAGAGCCGGCCATAGGGACACATCGTGCCAGTCCGAATATTGGGCAAGTACGCCGTCGGCAGACGCAAACGGCTTGTCCCCCACGAGATAGACATATTCGCTGTCCGCGCAGCAGCTCGGCCAATACATCAGCCGGCTCGGCTCAAAAGTCGTGGGATCTGTGAATTCAAGTCCGATAAGCTCCGCCATCTTGCGAGCTATCGGCTCATATTCATCCGCAGTCACTGTGCGGTCTAAAGGCAACAGCACTCTGAGTCTCGGTGCCGCCGGCTGATGCTTGCGCGTACTGTACACGCAATAGCCGCAGCCGAGTGCATCCGCACGACGCAGCACGTCATCCTTATGCCCCGCGGGTATGCTGTCGAGGTCAAGCGTGACAACATCCCTGCCCTGAACATTATTTGCTTTGCGGCGGTTGCCGAGCAGCGTACCGCCGACAAAGCCTCCGACATCTTTCAGGTCATCCTGCTGCGCCTTCTTGAGGTTCATATACTCTGCAAGGCTTTCTGTGCCTCGTGCCGGCACTTTTAGCTTCTCCCACAGTTCCGATACAAGCAGGGTCTGCGGATTCCACACGGTGGCGCGCCTGCTTGCACCGTAAGATATGGTTATTTTTCGGTCATGTTGCATATCGTTTTCTCCTCGACCGTTAATCTTTTTTGAAGAATCCCCCGACCCAGCCGTCAGCGTTGAGCGGTAAGCCTGGTGCCCACGGTATCGGTCGGCTCATTATATTTACGACATCGTCAAGCGTTGCAGTGTCCGCACGGCAGTCTATAACAACCTCGTCGTGGATGTGAAATACGACCGGCAAGCCCTCTTTCTCAAGGTTTTCAATAGCCTGCGCCAGGCAATCGCGCGCAACAGCTTGAACGCAATTCTCAACAAGCTTCCCGCCGTAGGTCTCGATGCGTTTCCACTTCTTTGTGGTCTGATCCATGCCCATATATGAAATGGACGGTCCGCCCCACTTGTTTTCTCCAATCTGCGGCGAGTTATAATACAGCTTTCGCCCGCTCGGAAGCAGAACAATCAGATACTCGACCTCGTGCGCAGCATCATATTCACAAGACACAAGCAGCCTTCCGACGCCGACGCTGCATCCGGTACTTATTGCCTCCACCGCGGCGGAATTCATCTTGTACCAAAGGTCGCATATGCGCTTGTTTGTGTCGCGCCAGCGCTGCACTATATCGGGCAAATCATCTTCGGGTATACCCATATCGAGAGCGCCCATATTTATCAACGCGCCCGCTCCGCCCTGATATCCAAGAGCGAGCTCCGCAACCTTGCCCTTTTGCCGCAGGGCGTACTCCGGATTGCCCTTTTTTATTCTTTCAATCGGTACACCGAACATCTGTGAAGCTGACGCTTCGTAAATTTTGCCGTGGGTCTTAAAAACATCAAGCCGCCACTGTTCCCCTGCCAGCCACGATATTACGCGCGCCTCTATGGCGGAAAAGTCTGCATCAATGAGAACATTACCGTCCGATGCAACGAATGCAGTGCGTATCAGCTGCGACAGCGTATCCGGCACACTGCCGTAAATCAGTCTCAAATTATCAAGTTTGCGCTGCTTTACGAGATTTCTCGCGAGTTCAAGCGGCTGTGTGTACGTTCTCGGCAGGTTCTGCACCTGCACCAAACGCCCTGCCCATCTGCCCGTCCGGTTGGCGCCGTAGAATTGCAGCAGCCCCCGAACGCGCCCGTCGGGGCATACGGCCTGCTCTATCGCATCATACTTTTTCGTGCTCGTCTTACCGAGCTCCTGCCTTATCTCAAGCATGCGCTGCACCTCCGGGTTATCCGGTGCTTGCGCTATCATCTTTGCAACGGTATCTTTCCGCAGATCTGTAACCTCTTCCCCAGTCTCCTGCTCAAGCCAAGCGGAGAGCTGCTGCACGCTGTTCGGATTACTCAGACCGGATATTCGAACAGCCTCTTGTGTCAGCCGCTCGCGCACGGTTGCGCCTATTTCAAGCGCGCCGTTCACCATTTCCATGTCCACAGCTACGCCTCGGGCGTTGATGAGAAGATCTGTCTCCCACTGCCTCTGCAGCCAGTCCGGCACGGTAATCAGAGAAAGACGCCGTTCAATTTCCATTTCGGTCGTCACATCCTGGGCGTTATATTCTTTAAACAGCTCCCATCGCGCCGGGTCATGGTTCGGCAGATTTCTGCGCCTGCCGCCGTTGCTCTTCGTCGGCGTGCAGGGCACGCAAAAATACCGTATCAATGCTTTGCCGGTGCTGAGTTTACGCTTATCCTCCGGCAAACCCAGAGCGCGCCCCGTGGCATCAAGTCCTGCGGGGTATCCCGCATAAAGTCCGTGAAACATAGTGCAGCGCCACTGTTCCGGAGGCAGCTGCCTCCCCATAAACTTGGAGAGGCAACCCCATTCAAACGCTGCGTTGTATGCGTGCTTCAGACACTGAGGATCGCACAGCGCATCCAATACCCAATCGGGCAAAAGCTCGCCCTGTGCTATGTCACAGCACACGGACGGAGCGCCGTTGAGAGAATAGGCGAAAAGCAGGATCTCGAAATCCGGGCTCGCTATATATTTTTGAGCACCGGCTTTAGCTATCGGCACACTTGAGAATGTCTCGAGGTCGATACTTAAATGATCCATTTCTTTTTCTATCTCCTTACATAGGCTGTCCGGTTATCGGGTTTATTTTAGGTACAAATGCATTTGTCGCAGGCTGTGCTGCGGCGAAGCTTTGACCGAGACCCTCAAAGTCTGCGGCGGCGGAGGCTCCTCCCCCGAGGGGCTCTCCGTCACGAGTCTTGAGCACATTGCCGAGACCGCATCCGACGCCCTTGCTTCCTGCGCTGTCATACGGGAAGAAATTTACGGTTACACGAGCGTACATTCCGCTGTAAATATCCGACGGCGCAAGCTCGCAGTTGATGTTATCGATACCGACAACCTGCGGCTTGTTCTTGGTTGATGCCGTGATAACAAAGTGACCTTTGCACTCATCGCCATAGGGCAGCCCGGATTCACGCAGCCCGTCGCCGTCGTGGAGCAGTGTCTTGGGTGCCGGATGCGCTCCACCCCATTTGCTGCTTACACCGTCATCATACGCTGCCTGCATTGATGCCTGAATGTCTGCGATGGTCGCGGTGTCCGTCTTAGGAATCAGCAGAGTTACACTGTATTTCGGGTCTCCGCCCTGCTTGGCAGCGCGTGCTGTAATGAGGTTGCAGTAAGAGAGTCTGACCTCGCCTGTAAGTACTTTTGTTTTGATGTTCTGATACATGAATATATCCTCCTGTAAATTTAGTCATTGATTTGATAGCCGTTATCACGGAACTTTTCATTGAAGATTTCGCACACGGACTCAATCTTTTTGAGCTTAGCCAGGCACTTTTTCACTCGCTCTGCAAGCCGCTTATTCGAAAGTTCCTGTTTTCTGATAATCTTCTTGTCTGTTGTCACAGCACCATTTTCCCATCCCGGTGCTTGGTATAAGTCGGAATAGTTTTTCTTGGCCGCGGCGACATCTTTTCGGCAATCTTCGCGGCGCTCACGTAAGTGTTCGTTCATGCGTATTATCGCGCCGGCATTTTCTCGGGACCACTTCTGCGCCAGCGCAAACAGGCTTTTGATTTTTGAGTTCGGTGCATTCTCGAAGAACGCCGGATAAATAACGACGACACCGTTACTGTGGTGTACAGAGAAGTTCTTCGCATTATCTATTTTCAACACCCGCAAAGTCTGCCGCTGCCGAGCTGTATGGTTCGCGCTTATCCGACTCCGGCGCGAGAGTAGGCTTCCCGAGCGGTTTGACAACAAAGCTGCCGAGCTTATCAGCGAACTCCGCCTTGCCCATGAGCTTCTCAAGCTCCGTAAGAGTCTTTGGCTTGCGGTCATATACAAGGGATTCATCATAACCGGCAGCAATTGCCGCAGCGAGCGCGGCGTCCTGGTCGCTGAATGTTCTTACGCTTCTTCCGGCAACGGCTTTCCATCCGGGGATGGACTCACCGCGGATAAGTGCCGAGAGAGCGTAATCTTCGAGATCCTTGTACCATTTCACAAGGCTCGCTCCACGAGCGAGGCAGTCCCCGATTTCTGCATCCGTCAAGGTGTGTATATCGTGCTGTTTGAATTCTTCCAATGCAAGGTTCTGTTCCGCTCTGGTCCGGCACGTCGCACGGGCTCGGCAGAAACGGCACCACTCGCCGGCGCAAAATCTGCCCTCGCCGGAGAATGCCTCCTGCGCTATCGGCTTAATGCTTTCGCCCCATGCGCGCAGTTCCTCCACAGTTATTGTTTCGGTGCTGACCTCTGATTGGATTCTCGGCTGGTCAATGGTCATGCTGACAAACTTGATCGTGTCTCCGAACACCGGCGCGTATCGTCTCAGCGCACCGAGCGCATAAAGCCTCATCTGCGGGTTATTTTCTGCCGAGACCGGAACACCCTGACCGTGTTTATAGTCCACAATGCTCAGTGTGTCTCCGCCTATCATGATACAGTCACAGGTGCCGTACCCATCCGGCACATAGTCGCCGAAGTCAACGCGCACTTCTGCCGCCACATTCGGACGGGTGCAGTACTGCATGGCTCTTTCGGACAAATGCTCTATATACAAATCAGAGGTTTTGTCCATCTCGTCGTTATAGAGTGGAGCTGCCTTGAGTTTGTTGAGCTTCGCCGTGAAAGCCCGCGGCTTAATCTGCATGGTGAAATGCTTAATCACTTTGAGCTCGCATATTGCGTGCGCAAGTCTACCCTCTTCGGCATAGTGCGAGTTTGTTTCGGGGAACTGCGCTTCAAGCCTCGGTGCAGCGGTGCAGTGCAGCCACCGCGCAGCGGATGAAGCTGACAGCAGTGCATGTGTCTCAGGTGGCATATTTCTCAACTCCCTTCATATCTGCGCGCCGAGAGCACGCAACTTGCCGGCCACAGCGCCATATGTCTCGGGCTTAAGGTCCGTGATGGCGTTGACGCCGAAGTCAGCAAGCAGCTGCAGGAGCTCCGGCATCTTACCGGCGTCAACGAGCGTTGTTCCAGCATTCGCGAGCATCTCCACGGTGTACTGCGGCGCAGAGGTCGGTACCGTTGATGCCACGGGGTTAACCGAGGGCGTGACAGTCTGAGCAGGCGCAGGGTCGGCCGGAAGCGGCGTTACCTGCACTGTCGGTGCCTTGGGTGCCTCGATTACCGTTTCCGGGCGTTTGCTGCCTCCGCCAATAGCGGTCGCGAGCTTCTCAAGCACTGCGACGAGTTCCGTTGTCGGGGCAATAGTTACTTTCATTTCTAACATTTTCAAAATCCTCCTTAAGGTTATATGTTGTGCAGTCGCATCTCTCTCCGGGGTCAAGATTGGCACCGCAAAGAGGGCAAGTGTGATAGTAAGGCATATTGACAAACCTCCTCGGGTTGTGCTATTTTAGTAGTGTGTTATTTCGCACAGCCGTCTTCGCTGCCCACTCAGCGTTGGCGGCTTTTGTAATATGCGCAGTAATCGTCTGTCGGCGGTGATTCGCGAAAGATGCCGGTCTCGTGGGTGTACATGCACGCTGTGCCGTCCCAGTCGCCGCACGGAGCTGCCATGCGTCTGCGCCAGTCACAGCTGTTGCAGACCGCCATTTTGCGCCACGGGTCACGCCCGCGCTTCGGTGTCGGTGTTGGTGCTGACACGATTACTTGCTGCCGCCGATGGTCGGTCAAGCCGGCGAGATAATCAATTGACACATCAAAATACTGCGCTATGTTCACCGCCATCGGCAGCGACGGACAGCTCTTGCCGCGCATATATGCCGATACCATGTTAGGCACAGTGCCGAGTGCCGCAGCAAGGTCTTTCTGCGTGACTTTCGGCACGCTTTCGCGCATCAGGTCTTTTAGCCTGGCAGCAAGGATCTGCACATCGAACGGGCTTTTAGTCGTCTGATTTCCCATTGCGTTTTGTCTCCTTTCTGTTTAAAATTTTTGCTTTGAGGTCGTCCTCGAAGGCTATGAGCTTGTCCTCACGGCAAAAGCCATAGATGATAAGTACGACGACAAGGATCTCAAAAGCGGCCTGAATTGCAAATTTTAAAGCCATAGTTATATCTCCCTCTCTTTCAGCTCACCGCACTCGTCCACGCGATGGAACTGGTTAGCGAAACCGAGAATAGAGTTGCGCATTTTGATATAATCTGCGTCATCGCATTGCATCGAACACAGATGATACGCAAGCTGGCAAGCAAGCCTCTTATCGGCTTTGAAATGCAGGCTACCGCACCACAGCGGATAGCAAGAATAATCGAGGTCTGCTTCGCTGAGACCTGCGCCCCTGAGGTCTGCTTCGCTGAGACCTGCGCCCCTGAGGTCTGCGCCTCTGAGGTCTGCGCCCCTGAGGTTTGCGTTGCTGAGACCTGCGCCCCTGAGGTTTGCACCCCTGAGGTCTGCGCCCCTGAGGTTTGCGTTGCTGAGGTCTGCTTCGCTGAGACCTGCGCCCCTGAGGTCTGCGCCTCTGAGGTCTGCGCCCCTGAGGTTTGCGTTGCT